CTCGTTCAACGGCCAGGCGGACTTCAACAAGCGCGTAACGGCCGTCATTAACCGTAACGCCGACCTGATGTACAAGACGTACATCCAGGTAGTACTCCCCGAGGTTGCCCTCGATGCCCCCGGCAAGGGCTTCCGCTGGCTCAACTACATCGGCCACCGCCTGATCAACCAGGTCGAGCTGGAGATCGGTGGCCAGCGCATTGACCGCCAGTACGGTGACTGGATGCAGATCTGGACGCAGCTGTCGACGGATGCCGGTAACATCTCGGTGCTGGACTCCATGCTCGGCAACACGCACGACCTTGTGCTGACCAAGCGCGGCACTGGCCTGGCCCTGGATGCGACGTGCTCGGCCTCCGAGACGACCATCTCATGCGTCCCCCGCTCCGGCACGCCCGCCAAGACGCTGTACATCCCGCTCCAGTTCTGGTTCTGCCGCAACCCGGGTGTCGCGATCCCGCTCATTGCGCTCCAGTACCACGAGGTCCGCATCAACGTCGACTTCGAGACGTGGCAGAACTGCCAGTACTACGAGTCGGCTGTCGGTGTACCTGCCCCCCTCGCTGCGCAGTCGCTGGCCGCTGCCTCGATCTACGTCGACTATGTCTACCTGGACACGGAGGAGCGCCGCCGCTTCGCCCAGCAGTCCCACGAGTACCTCATTGAGCAGGTGCAGTACACGGGTGCCGAGTCGATCACGTCCTCGTCCAACAAGGTCCAGCTGAACTTTAACCACCCCGTCAAGGAGCTCCAGTGGGTTGTCCAGCGCGACTCGTTCGTTGACTGCTCGACGGCCACGTGGCTCGCGTCGGTTGGTGGTGCGCAGCCCTTCAACTACTCCGATGACTTCTCGACGGACGGCATGATCACGTCGCTGCTCTCCCAGGCGTCGGGTGCGGGCACGACCAACACGAACGCCACATCTGGAATCACGGCGCCGCACGGCCAGGGCCCGACGGAGGCGGTTTCGCTCATTGGCGCCGACTCGCTCGACACGGCCGGTGTCAACGAGTTCGAGTCTGGTGTCAACTACCTGCTCGCCAAGGTCATCCTTGCCTCGAACGTGCGCTGCGAGGGCAAGAACCCCGTGGAGGTTGCCAAGCTCCAGCTCAACGGCCAGGACCGCTTCACGGAGCGTGAGGGCGCCTACTTCGACAAGGTGCAGCCTTACCAGCACCACAGCCGCTCGCCGTCCACGGGCATCAACGTCTACTCGTTCGCCCTGCGCCCCGAGGAGCACCAGCCTTCTGGCACGTGCAACTTCTCGCGCATCGACAAGGCGACGCTGCAGCTCACGGTCTCGCTCAACACGGTCACGGGCACCCGCACGGCCCAGGTCCGCGTCTACGCGCTCAACTACAACGTCCTCCGCGTCATGTCCGGCATGGGTGGCCTCGCGTACAGCAACTAAACGTTCACCATATTGGTGTTCTGTTGGTGATCGTAATTTGCGAATAATAAAAAACACAATTGAGTTCCTAAACAGGACTTCAATTGTGGCTTGAGCGTAATAAAGTGATAAATTATAGCTCTAATATAATTAATATTACTAATGCAAAGTATAAAGGCATTAGTAAAAAAATTAGAAAAGGAAGAACAAGTTAAAGAGGCCAAACAGGCATGTAATTTTGTACCAAAATCTATTCCTTCGGCAGTATATTATTCTGATATAATTGTTGACCCCGATTACCCCAGAGCATTATGCCGATATCGTGATTTAAGGTATTTAAATTCAAACAGTTTGATTGATTCAAAGTTGTATTACTATAATGCTTCATTAGTGGATAATGGAGATACTTACAGATTATTTTATCGTGTAGGAGATGAACCAAAAGGATGTCGAGATATGATAGCGACATGTTTATTGAAAAAAAATCTAGACGTTGTTAAGTCTTCAAATATGTACATAAAGGTCCATTCTAACTGGTTAGAATCTGCAAACACTACCAAACTTAAGGAAATGATACCGTATATGTTTAACGATGGTGAACACGTAGAAGATCCCAGAGCTGTTAAATTCAATGATTCATGGTTCGTGTTTTATACTGACGGGCTTAAGATTGGAGTTGCAAAATTAGATATGAAATGCGAGACACTATACACACATTACTTATCGACACCCAAAGTATTCAAGCATGGTGATTCGGATGGGCGCGAAAAGAATTGGATTCCGTTCGTAAGTAATAATAATTTGTACATTTTGTACTCCGATACTCCTAGAAGTATTATTCGCTGTGTCGATACTGGATCGGACCTTCAGTTTGTAAATTTTACAAAGCAAGACGAGGATCCTATTAAGTATTGGAATTATGGGAATATACGTGGTGGGGCCCCACCAGTCATCTATGATTCCAATTTTCTTATTTGGTTTTTTCATAGTCAGAAAAAGTACGAAACACACATAGGATCCAAGACAGTGTACATGATGGGGGCATATGTATCACAAAACACATATCCTTTCACGATCGTAAAGTATTGTAAACTGCCACTGCTTATTGGAATCGCATCCGAAGCATCTACTACTCGCTCATTGCAAGATTATGTCGTATTTCCGTGCGGAGCCGTTAAAACTGTGAGAGGATGGAAGGTTAGCATGGGGGTAAATGATGTAGATATAGCATTCTTGGATGTAGAAGAAAAGCATTTTTTATGGGAAAATGTTAAGGAAGCGTTAACCGTTTTAAAATTTTAAGTTGTAGCGTAATAAATGCATACAAATATCAAGTATAAAGATGTGAATTTTACTATGTGTATTCCGCCAGTAGAGTTGCATACCGATTATCCTGGCGGGAATGTTCAAACCTATATTATGAATAAAAATGTATGGGCCGAAGATGAAACTGCTATTCTGGTTACAATCTTAAATATGTCAAAGGGGGTAGTTATTGATGTTGGTGCAAATACGGGTTACTTCAGTTTTATTGCCTTAAGTAAAAATTGTCCAGTTATATCTTTTGAACCGAACACGGTTCATACACCCTATTTCATGGAAACGTTAAAGTTAAATAACTTCGGAGCAGATATTTCTCATCACGAGTTATTTGTATCTTCTTCATCAAATGAAGTGATGTTTGATGGTTGGACATCGTACAAAGGCATTTGTGATGTTTCCAAGACATATTCAGTAAAAACTGTTTCTTTAGATAGTGTATGTTCTGAATGTTTATTTTTAAAGGTTGATGTTGAAGGGTTCGAACCGGATGTTTTTAAGTCAGCTAAAAATTTGTTAAGCAATGCCAAAGTACCATATATTATGTTTGAAATAACGTACATAATTTCAGACAAACTTGATACGGAACAAGTAAATATGCTTTATTCATTAGAAGAATATGGTTACGATTTATATCAAATAGACAGCGGATATTTATATAATATTGATAACATTCAAAGTAAAATAAAGAAGTGGGAGGACGATTATTTCAATTATCATAAAAAATACAACCCTTCGTTATTAACAGCCGGTTCAAATGTGATTGCTATACACAAATCCGCTAATAATCCGTTCCAAAATATTCGTGGAACTAAAAATTACAAAATCATGTAATCAGTTGTGATAAAATTATTAGTATGATCTAATAATAAATGGACGCTACACTTGCTGCTGGTTCTCGTCGTAAGACTATGCGCAGCAAGAAGATTGGGTCTCGTCGTAAAGTGTGGAACGGAACCGCCGAGAAGACGAAGGGTGGTTTAACGCGCAAAGATTTGAAGAAGAACAAGCATGGACGCATTGTGAGCGTTAAGCGTAGTGCGCGCGGTGGAGCGATGGCAATGGCTGGTGGGTATGACAGCAGTTCTGACGAGGACAAAAAGAAAGATGAGGAATAAATAATGAAGGTCAAGACTTGGCACGTTGGATGTCTAGTCGTTTTAATTGCTGCGGCTTTGTACTTTTTACTGGGTACGCGTGAAGGATTGGATAATCCTGCGTGCCCGGTAGGAGCTCCGGGAATCAGCAGTGTAACCCAGAGTGGTGGACAGAATATTCGTTTGTACACCCAGTCAGAATGCAGTGCGATGGGTGGAAACTTTGCAAGGAACGGTAAGAAAAATTGGGGAATGGCTAACGATAGTGTTGGCGAGTGCATAGGTACGACAAATGGTATTAATGTTGGATTCTGCAATCAGTCCGCGCCTCCTTCTGCAGCTGCAAAGACTGCAGTTGGCGGGGGCAGTTCTACATCTGCAGGGGAATCTTCGTGCTGGGGAAATTTAGTAGATGCATCTACTGGTTCATTTATTAGTCAGGCTGGCGAGAATTCAGGCATGGGTGCTATTGGAACAGGGCCAAAATATACAACCTCAGCAGATGCACAGGCAGCTTGTGCATCGGACAGTACGTGTAAAGGAGTCATGAAGACAAAAATACCAACTGGCGTAGGACAACAATCTGAACCTGGGTATATAAAGTATACTGGACCACCAGAGATAGTTCCTAGACCAGGATTCGCGGGTATACCTGCAGGAGCACTCACATTCCTACCTAAGATTCCGTGTAGCTCTTCTACAACTCCTCCAACGGCATCACCAATGCCCCCAGATCCTACTGGACCTATGGCTGGTGCGTCGATGACTCCTTCTGTCCCGGCCCCATCTCAAGCACCTCCTCCGTCGTATAGCTTAACGTGCACTGCAGCCCCAGTTTCTGGAATGAAGGGGTCAGTCGGTATGCCCGAGACCCCGGCTGCTTGGAACGTGTCTCAACCTCCATCAGGATGGAATTCCAAGAACGGGTACACGACCACTGGGTTCTAGGGTTTTAAGAAAAGAGATGTATAAAAATCGGCCTATTCGTATAGTTGGTTAGTACGCGGGACTCTGAATCCCGAAACCTAGGTTCGAATCCTGGATGGGCCAAAACCATTTTAAACGCACCGACTTAAAAAGTATAAAAATGCCGGAGTTTATCGTTGAAGCGAAGACTGTCCAAACAGGCGCTGTTCGCACACTGACGGAAGCTCTGAAGTGTATTTTGGTCGAGATGTCACTCATTTTCGACAAGGAAGGAATTAGGATGGTTGCGATGGACAATACCCGCACCGTTCTAGTTCATTTGCGTCTGTACGCCGACAAGTTTGAGAAGTTTTCTTACAACCATAATCAGCAGAAGTTTGTGATTGGTATTAACACCGATCATCTGTACCGCATTCTGCGCACGGCCACCAATGATGATACTGTCACATTTTACGTTGACCAGTCAGATCCCAATACGCTCGGTATTCTTCTTGAAGATGGAGAGAAGAAGCAGGTCACGCGGTACAAGCTCAATCTACTGGACCGCGATGAGCCTGATATCCAGCTTCCCGAGACCGAGTTCTCGACGCACTTCACGATGCCATCGCTGGATTTCCAGAAAATCTGCCGCGATATGACTCTGCTCGGCGCCAAGACCGTTGAAATCAAGAATGTGGCTTCGTCTCTCACGTTCGGGTGCAAGGGCCACTTCGCTTCCCGAACGACCGTCATGGGCGACTCGGAGAACGAGTTTTCAATTAAGAAGAAGGATACGGCCGAGATTGTGACGGGTAATTTTTCCTTACCTCATCTTGTTCTGTTTACCAAGTGCACGAATCTATGCAACAACCTCGAGATCCAGATGAAGAATGACTGGTTCATGCTCATTCGTTATGTTGTAGCGAATCTGGGCGACATCAAGCTGTGTCTGATGCCGTGTTCCACGTAAGAATAAAAATAGGGGCCAAAATGTACCCAATCGCAATTTCCGACAATTTCAACATCGTATGTTCCAACGAATTTCCCTGCCTTATTTCCTGCTCGAACGCAAAAAAGCGTACGCCCAGACAATATTGGAGAAGTTGGTAGGTCAAGATTATTGCGAGAAACGCTGGGGAAAAGTATGCTCCAACTCCAAATAGAACATGGAGAAGGCCGTAAATAGGATGTTTCTGCCAAACCTTCATTGTAATACGAGATCGTAATATTCGTACAAAAACACCGACAACTTGGCCATAAGTTCCAAACTGAAACATCCGACCCAAACAGTTTCTGCAACCAAGAAATAGTTGACAAATTCTGTAGGTTGAATATGCAGAATGTCTCGTATAATTTGAAAAAACGGCGGCTCGGTATTCGTTAACTTCTGTTCAGCCACAATGGAAATGCACACCTTGAAAAATAAGTGCTGCATCCAGATAATCAAAAGAAGAACAAATACCGACACTTGAAACCAAATAACAGGATATAAAGTATGTGATACTAAAACCATGACAAAAATCGTCATACTTCCCACGAAATGGCATACTCCCAGAATATACCCCAAAACTTCACCGTCGGTGGATAACCATGAATACAAAAAGGCTACGATTTTTCGTAAATACCTTTCCGCTTTTTCTACCGCGTCCATTATGTTTACTTGGGTCTTGCTTTATGGGGAGTGTACGTAACATCGTCACCGATCTTGAAGTTTTCGATCCCCGGATTCAGGAAGTTGGTATCTGATACTGTTGTTGTGGTATTCCAAATTTTGACAATAGAGAACGGACCTTTTGGGGAAATCGTGATTCCAACGAGAGTTTCCTTTCGGTGAATTAGAAGCTCGTTTGTGATGCAGTGAACCATTAAGTTCACGAAGGTCGAATGCACTGTCTTATCTTCAATCTTCTTGGACCATGCCCCACCCGCTTCATTTTCGGGGACGTCCCACAAAGGCTTGAATCCTCGACGCATGAAGAAGAACATTCCGGACTCCCAAGCTTCCTTGGAAATTGTGTCCACGACCGACCAGAACTGCTGGGGGGTTGAAACGTCCACAATCTTCACGTAACTCTCCAAGGAATAATCCTTGTTGTTGGGATCATGATACCACAAAATCCAGGAATACTGGAGTTTTGTGGTCTCTATAAGTGACCCCATTTTATACTCTTTATGCTGATTCTTTAAAATGGATTCGTTTTTCGTACGCCCAAACTATCTTATAGAATACAATGAGCCTTACCGTCGCACAAGTGTACGGGGTTCGTTTTGCAGAGAAGCTGTCTCTGCCCCAGATCGTACAGGATAATATCGCAAAGCTGCGTATTACCCCAGTAGCCTTCAAGCCTTACCGCCCTCCGCCACGCGCAGCATACCGTGCCAAACCTGCAGAAAACTGGCGTGAAAACGCTCTTGTTGAAGCTGTTCGTCGAGTCAAGGAGCGCGACGATCCGGAGTACGATGAAGTGTTTGGGTCTCTGAACAAGATCGCGCCACGTACACTCGACAAGCTTTCCGAAAAAGTTATTCTGAACATCAAGAAGCGAGACGATAACTTCCGGCTACGTGTAACCACTCTCTTGTTTGATATGGCGATTTCGCAGTCTGGATACGCTATTCTGATGGCCGACTGTGCCAAGAAACTCGTGTCCGAAATTCCCGATATTCGGGACGATCTGTTAGCCCAGACCGAGATGTTCCCAAAGCTTTACAATATGACCGAGACACTGACATATCCTTCGTCCGAAGAGGCTGGGTTTGCAGATAAGGTCGTTGAGTGGATGAAGCTCAAAGATAAGCGCCGAGGATACGCCAAGTTTGTTACCCAGTTATTTGTTCGCGAACTAGTCGAGGAAAAAACGGTGGGCGAGTGTATGACTCATGTCTCGGGTGATTTAACAACTATGGCGAAGCAGCCAAAGACCGAACAATCCGAGGAAAATACGACACAGTATGTCGATTTCCTCTTTGAAACCGCGAAGATTCTTCCTTCTTCCGCAAAGGATTTGCGCGTACTTATGAACACATTCATTCGGTCAGTGTTGGATATTCCCAGGTCGGAACTCCCCAGCTTGAATATGCGTTCGCGGTTCAAGATTGAAGACGCACTCAAATGCGTTCAGTAGATTCAAGATCAAAGGATTTGTTTAAATAAATGTCCGTGCCTCCCGCCAGCGTCCTGCTTCGTGCGGCACAGGTCAGCATCACAGAGGATCGCCCAATTTATCTAGATTACTACCAGGATAGCGTAGACAAGAAGTGCTGCATTGGTGTTCGTGAAACCGAGAAGTTTTTAGTCAAGTCGGATTCCGAGTACACGTCTACGATCCAGTCAGTTTTTAAGTGTGAGTCGTGCTACATTGTTATGACCGAGAACAGTCTGTACATTGTATCCACCGAAATCCCAATCAAGAAGATCCTCCAGTCTAAACAGGAGTAAATAAACATCTTAATGCTGGTGTTCCCTCCACCACACTACTTTTTATTCGAGCCTTTGAATGATGTGGAAACACTAAAGCTTTGGTCTGCGTACAAGGAAACGTACGGACACCAGTGTGAGTTTTCCGAAGTTGATGCTGCAGAAATCAATTCGGCAGAAACATTTTCTCCATGGTTCGATACCTGGATATCCCAAATTCCCGCAAGACAGGCGACGCGCGTTCGTGTTTTGATAATATGGCACGCCGAATTCCTAACGTATTCATGTCAGCAGATGTTGAGACGTTCTTTGGAACAACGATCTTTTAAATGCAGAGTATGGTTTCATGTCGAAGATCCAACACTGATCCAACCCGCCATACACAGTCGATGTATCACAAAACGGATTCCGACTTTCGTACACCATCCAATAATAAATTAAGATGAAGGTTGTTGCTTTTACCGACGGAGCGTGTGGAAGTAACGGTAAGAAATCGGCCAAGGCTGCGTGGGGAGTATGGTTTCCTGATCACAAGGGCTTTTCAGATGCCCAACTTGTTCCGGCCGATCAGCAGCAAACCAATCAACGAGCTGAACTCATGGCAATTTCGCAAGCTGTTCAAATTGTGGAAAAGCACTTTCCGTATGATACAGATATCCACATCTTTACCGATTCCGAATATTCGCGAAACTGTTTGACGACATGGCTTCCTTCATGGTTATCGAATAACTGGAAGACAAAGGCAAATAAGGATGTTTGTCATCGGGATCTGATTGAGGAGACGACGACTCGCTTGTCGAAATTCAACTCGTTCACAATTACTCATGTGGATGCACACACCGGTGGATCGGACTACAATAGCGTGAATAATGCGATCGTTGACGGTATGGCAACAAAAGTTCTGAACCCTGAAGCGGAAGTCAAGGTGATTACTACCAACACAGAAGTTGCGCTAGAAGGGTTTCCTTTGACTCTTATGGGTCCACCGGTTTCCGATGCAAATATTCATACATGGTGTCGCAATAATTTGGATAAGATTGATCAGTCGTTTGTTGATGCGGCTCTGATATCTGCTCTGTCAAAGACCCTTAAAAAGAAAGGGTTTGAACTTGTGAAGCAGAAACTTCATCGCACGTCGCAGTACCGACTCGTCAGTGCCAATCATTTAATTGCTGAAGGAACTACAATAATAAAAGAAGAATGAGCAATGTTGTGACAGTATATCACTTCTGGTCAAAGACATGTGGACCTTGTCAGGTCATCAAGCCAGCGCTTCAGCTACTTCGTACCGAGTTCCCGGAAGCAAAGTGGGTGAGTGTAGATATCCATCAGGATATTGGAGGATACGCTAGCCAGTTCAAGGTAAATGTTGTTCCTACCGTTGTCGTTGTAGTGTCAACGGCTGACGGGCGTATGCTGGGAGCGGATCGTCATAGTGGTACTCAAATGATCGGGTACCATCGTATTCTTCGGAACGCTATGCGAGCTATTACTCCCCAATAGCTTGGGTGACTAGCTTACCATTTTTGTATAAATCAACCTGGAACACCTGGTCGCTTTGAGCAGAGCACTGGGTCACATTTGACGGCTTTGTAGCATCAGTGGGCGCAGATCCGCTTCCACTCGTGTTTGCCAGTGTATTGTCGTTGTAAATAAACGATTTTGTCACATCATTGAAGTGTTCTGTCGTGAACTCTTGGCGGGTTACTACCACTGGAGTTAAATTACTCTTTCCAATCGGACCACCTGTCGCGGCAAACGCTGACCAGTATCCAATCGTCCCAGCCGCAATTCCAATAGCGAAAGCCACTGCTATACCCGTGAAAGGTACTTTGGGACACTGGGGTTGCTTCATTATGACATATGCTTGACTTCCGGCAAGACCCATCACAAAAGCAAATGGAACTAGAGCGTACAATGCCACTGTGCCTCCCTGGTGGAAAAGGCCGTTGAGATAGTACCATCCAATCGCCAAAGTAAACACAATCACGGAGGGAAAGAAGCGAGTACGGATACTCGAATCCCAGAACGCCACGGGGATATCGCAAACTCCTTCATAAGGAACCGCTGTTGCCATTAATTTATCCTTTCTTTATTTTTAAGCTATACGAAGAACCGACTTAAGTATCGCTGGGCGATCCAGTCTAGCACGAAGTTCAGTCCTACAGCGAATACACCAACTAGCACTGGCACAATCAGATCCATGGCCTGTAAGAACATACCACAAAAGATACCGAACCAAGCGAGTGCCATGGGAAGGAATATAACTACCGTTCTAGCTATACTCCACCAGAACTTGGCATTGTATTCTCCGGCCGGAACGTTTCGGGAAGCCAGAAACCCTCCTACGATAAATAGGACAACTACAATTGCAATTTGGATGCCGACAGCTGCAGCGTATCCTACGTCCATTGATTATTCCCGAGATACAAAATAACGCCAAACTACAAATGAGCGATTGCTCTAAAGCTCAAAACCCGAGTCCAATTAACCTGTCTCAATCAACCGCGAAGCCTTGTGATATTCTGTGTGATCTCGTCATGGACGACGCATATGCTACGAATGGTGCTGTAAATATTGAAGAAGGGAAGTTTTTATGTTTATATGGTTATCCAAATCTGGGTAGTTGTAAATTCAACGGGGAAGGATATACGTGTGAAGTTCTAGTAGTAAGTCATCCAAGCAGTCACACAATTGAAAACATCCAAGCTGACGCTGAAGTCCAAGCAATATTCGTAAATCCTACCGGAAAGAGGTTAATTGTTTCATCGCTTATTCGCGTGAACCCCGCTGAAACCCAATCCACGAATTTTCTAAATAAGTTTATTCCGTATGCAAACCCTAACCAACGCAATACTCAAGTAGCACTGAACAACTGGTCTTTGAATATGATGGTTCCACCAAACGCCACATTTTACTCATACCAAGGAACTGATCTTGTTTGTCGCCCTGCCCAAGTTGTGGTTTTCGGGTCCATGATCAATATTGATTCAAACGCTTTTGCTCTTCTAGTGAAAAACTCAAAGCCTACTTCTGTAGGTGTTCAGCCATTAGGTAGGCGCGAAGTCTTTTTCAGTAACGGTCAGCAGTTACCGGGTCCCAAAATGCCCAACGATGGAAAGATTTATATGCGCATCCGTCCCAGCGAAAAGACCGGAACCATCAATTCAGTAGTGAAACCTGTAACCAAACCCGACGTTTCAAGTGTCCAGGCATCTGAACAACAGAAAAGTGGTATGTTCGGCGCCATTTCAAATTGGACACGTAGCCAGGCTTCAGTAAACGGATGGTTCGCTATCATCAACGTTTTTCTAATGCTGGTATCTATAGGTCTGGCGATTTATGCCGCCTACACCTACAATGACCAGGTGGCAGCTCTACTTACCCTGAACGACAAGGCTCGTAATTTTGGAAGAATGCTGCGGACTAGTATTGTGGGTGGTGTCTCCAATATTTCGCTACCGAGTCTAAACTTAAAAACTTCAGCGGCTTCTACACCGACAACAAGTTCTTCTCCTTCATTAACTAGGTCTACTGGAAGTCGCAGCTTGATTCCTGAAACTAGTTCTCCTTCATTGACCAAATCTACTGGAAGCCGTAACTTGGTTTAATGACGACGTTCGTCCCAGTATGTCTCATACTCTTCCGGCTGCTCATCCCACGCTGACTCCTCGTTGTCATCATCGATCGGAGCATCGTCATTATCGAGAGCTTCCTGAACCTTATCGCGCTTGATGCGAAGCTTACGTTCTACCGTCTGCCAACCATCATCTTCCTTCTTGACCGTAGTTTGGGGGTCTACGACTTCCGGTTCCGACTCTGACTCATCGTTATACTCGTCATTCTGCCTGCGCTCGTAGTACGTATACCTCGACCGAGTTGTAGGAATTGTTATTTCCTTCGTCATAGTAGTATCCTCCTTCCGAACATCTTCCTGGATCTTTGATAGGAAACTGGGGCCCTTGAAATTATTCACGGGCTTATGATTTGATACAAATGTAGGAAACTCGGCTTCAATGATCTTGGTTTCCTTCACAGGCTGCTGCTTCTCCTTGCGGTTGCGTAAATGAGGTGGTACGTACGACATCTTGATGATGATAAGTATTTATTAAAGGAGAAAATCCGTTTTAAAAACGAACTTACAGCTTTGAATGGATAGAACACTTAAAGATGACGTACGGCGTTTCTATCGCCGCAAACGGTACTGTTTCAGATATCCAAATTCCTGCAAAGACCGCCGATGTGCTGGAATGGATTCGGAAGAAATACAAGTCTCCCGAATTCCAGTTTCAGGGAAAGATTCAGGATCCGCTTAATGAAGTTCAATGGCTCTCGATCTTTGCATGTGCTTGCGATAATCCAGATATGATGAACAACCATATGCTTCCCTCTCCTTTCGATGAAGAAACGTATTCGGGAAATATTGTGGTACTGGCAACCGAGTCAGATGATCAGGATCAGTATGATCTTCACATTTCCGAGTATAAGAATCTGAAGGCGTCAGATTACAATGCTCTGTACCAGGAATGGACGTTTGCGGACAATGAGGAGGAGGGAGATGCGGAAGTCGTTGATGATGACGCCGATGGTGAAGAGGACGATGAAGGGGAGGGCGAAGAGGAAGACGAAGCTCCTCGTGAACTCGTTCATTCTCGTCCAATTCATACAAGGTCGAAGAACGTCTTTGTTGACTGCCCTATTCGTGATAAAGTGGTGGAGAACTTTACGGAACTCCTCGCAGATGCCGAACTATCCAAAACCATGGAAGAATCTATCCTTCACGTAATTAGTGATCAAGCACTCAAGGAAGGCATTGATGTAGATTGGACAAACAAGGTGTTTTGGAGTATGTATCGTAGTCGCGCAATTTCCATCTATGAAAACTTGCGTAACGGATACGTTAAGAACTCCGAGAACTGGGTAGCGAAACTGAAGTCTGGCGAAATTACACCACGCGCGTTTGCGGAAATGACGGCGGTAGACATGTGTCCTTACCGCTGGAAGGCCTCCATTGAACGGTTCATTGAAATGGAGAAGAAGGTGTATTCGAAGAACCAGAACGCCTCGATCTTCCTCTGGTGTTCACGGTGCAAGAAGCAGGCTAAGTGTGATTACTATCAGCTTCAGACGCGGTCTGCAGACGAGCCGATGACAACGTTTGTAACGTGTCTGGAATGTGATCGGAAGTGGAAGTTTTGAGTGGGTTGGGTATAGGTTGTCGAACACTAATTACAGTTTCTCCTGGAATCAGGACGGATGGACGTGGACTGCGGTACATTGGATCAAGCATCATTTCCGACATCTGTCTTTTCATTCCCCCCACCATTGGTGAATCTAGATCGGAAGGATACACATAAATCGGATCTAATCCGTTCGTGATTTCGGGTTTAGTAACTTCAGGAGTTGAGTCACCAAATCTCTTTTTAAATTCTCGAATCACCACATCCGGCACTTGAGGACTCGTTTCTTCTAATCGTTGGGTCTCGTCTCTGACAATTTTCAACATATCTTTTGCAGCCATACGTTCACTTCTTGGAAGAGATAACTCTATCAAGATGAACTTATAAATCTTTTTGTACGTTATATCGGCTATACGATGCGACTCGGATCGTTTAGCCCAACTGAAATAGTTAGAGACTGTTGTTAACAGACCGACTGATAAGGTTATAATACCGATCGTTATATTCGCAACTTGGGGATTTGCAAACAACGAGGTTGTTCCGATTGAAGCAGACCCAGCAAGGGTCGCCATAACAATTGACGGCAATGTTATGGCAGTGTGTAGTCTAGAATATCTTTTTTCGGATCTGTCGTGAAGCCATGAATAACATAAACATCTCTCGCCTTCATCCGATATTATTTTTTCAAGTTGAGAGTTCCATGAGACAATACCCAAATTGTCGTCCATTGTAAATTTGTGCGTAATAATTAATGGGTCAGTGGGAGCTTCATGATAAGCACCCATCTACATCGTTTGGAAAAATCGTCAAGCGTCATATTGGCGCAGCAGACGCAGACAACGTTGATCGTATGTTGAGTGCATACGAAGCTCTGTACAAGGGCAAATATAAGTCTCCCGAAGATATTCGTCGCTCGTTCACGAAAGACGGCCAGCCACTTTTTACACCTGTTCAGGCGAAGTCGGTGTTTCGACAGATTAAAAAGCACCAGACTGGAGGTGAGGCAGAGCATAAAGGAATTGGAAGTATTTTCAATAAGTTTGGGTCCGATCTAGTCGATATGGTGGCTGGAATTACGCAGCCTGCACCTCCAAATGCCGCGGTTCAGGGAGCTGTGAAATCCGTCCAACTCTTTATCCGCATGATCATTCCATTCGTGTTCATTTTGGATACTTTGGAGGACATCCCATTGTTTGGAGA